CTTCGACTTTGGGAGGCTGAGTTTTCGCCTCTGTGCGTTTCGCATTGTCCGCGGCGATTTCCGGACTCTCGGTAAAGGTCCCCGTCTGCAATCGCTCGAGTTCCTGGGCGCTGTTGAGTACGACAGTAGTCATGCAGGTGCTCTCTCAGTAGTGGCGGCGCGTTCGATCATGGCTTCGGCCTCTTCTTTGTGGTGCTTGGCCTCGGCGTGGGTATTCATTAGGGATGCACCAGCCTTAATTTCGGTATCGGCGAGCTGCGTATGGGATTTCACGATCGTGTCGAAGCGAGCAGTATCCGCTCGAACCTGTGTATCCAGACGCTTTGTCTTGTTCGATTCTTCGACATCGTGCGCTTTGACCGTTGCGGCGAGATGAGCTTTCGCCAGACCATATTTCTGTTCCATCTGAGCCTGCTCGAGCGCCTGTTTGAGATTGGCGTTCTCATTGGATAGCGCCATGACGATCGCTTTCGCCCTTTCGGGTAGCTGTTCCATGATCTGTTTGAGACCATCGGGCGTCTGCGCCATGAGTCGATCGGCCAATTCCTGCATATAGGGATGGTCGATCGAGCGGAATACGAGATCGGGTGCGGTTTTAGCGATGATCTCGGCCAACGCCTCAATTTTGAGCATTTCCAACAGATTTTCGGCGCCTTCTTGGCGCTTGGTCTCAAAGCTCGGGCCGGTGCTCAAAACAACGTCATAGCGGCCTAACGACACATCATTCAGCAGCTTGCCGGTTGGGTCATTGGGATCGGGCTGGTTGAGCGTGACCAGCTTCGGTTGAGAATCCGCGCCAATGATTCGCTGGATGCGATTGGGCTCATTGTAGTAGGCCGGGATCCACTCCACGATGACACGGGCACATTGGGTCACCGCGGCATCCAGATTCTTGGCGTACTGTAGGTGGGATTGGTCCGAGAGAATCTGCCGCTTGTCGAGCGCGATACCTGAGACAACTTGACCTTGTTTATCTGCGCCTGGCTCGTTCGGCATGCCGGCGACTGCCAGCAGATTGCTGCGCATGCCCTGCACGAATTCGCTGAAGCCAGCTTCGATCTGCGCGGGCTGTTGGCGTTGTGGTGGAGGCACCAGAATATCGCCCTGAGATCCTGTAACCGTGATCGGCTTGTAAAACAGCGGCACATAGGGATTCAGGTGCGCGTTGTTCCAGGCCTCGAGATGACCTTCCAATTGACCTTCTGCCGCGACCCATGGAGACTGCGGAGTGAGCGCTAGGCGCCGAATCTTGGCGGACTCGCCATAGTTCACCATCCGCTGCGCGTCCATCATGTTCCGGACCATGCCGCGACGGATGATCTTGCCATCGATATCGGTCACGACGCCTTCGACCCGGAAGACGGGAATCCATTGGCCAGGAAGTTGCTGCCGATCGATCACCTTCAGTCCATTCAACCGGAACCATTCGACGGCTCGACGCGTTGAATCCCGTTCACCGTCGATGGCCCAACCTGCCGGTAGAATCTCGGGCATTTCGGATTCGAAACGAGTCATTTCCGCGCCCGTGAGCGCATTACGAAGCCCGTAGAGCTTCTCTTCCTTCTCTCGGATGCGGAAGTACTCAGCTAGCCGAATCTCCTCCTTATTGTCCCAAGAAGCGCTATCACCGCGGCCTACATCGTTCCAATCGCTCATCGGCATGCGAGGGTTGAGGCGCCTGTATTCGGCCCTCTTTTGCATGATCGACAGAATGCACCAGTTCTGATCCTCTCCTGCAGGCATGATGGCGCTGGGGTCCATATAGACCGAGAACACGTTGCGAATGAGCAGAATCCGAATGTCCCTTCGCATGCTCCGCGGATGCTCGTATTCGGCAATTGCCCGGAAATAGCCGAATCCGTTCGTAATCGCAGATCGACCCGCAGTGTCATAGGCAATCTGGGCACTGGAACGCGTCTCGACGTGCCTGAGAATGCCGTCGATCAATTCCGCCACCTCGACGTTGCCGCCGTCTCCGACCGGATGAGCCTTCCCACTGCGTTCCTGCTCACGCATGTTGTTTTCGACGCGCTGGCAGAGTGCGTCAGTGAGATTGATCGTGACCTCGGGACGTTCGGCACTCGCTGTGGTGACGACTTCGTGATCCCATTGGCCGTCGCCTTCGCGAAACTGCAGGTCGAGTTTGCCTTTGTTGCGGTTCTCGCCTTCGATGTCGAGCGCGATCTGCAGGCGGTCGCGAGCTTCTTCGAAAATATCCTTTTCGGAGATGGCGTCGAATTCGGGATCACGGGTAGCGGTCATCCTGAGTGCTCCATCATATAAGCCTCATTCAGCGGCTCAATGACTTGAGAAATCCATGACTTCTGCAATTCATCGCGCAACTCATGGGAAGCCATCACTAATTCAATGGTCATCAAATAACACGTCGGATACCCTGGAACGAAAATGCGAGCAGCCCATCCCAAGTCTTGGCCAATGTCATAACCGGGTTCCATATCAACCGTGATGCCTTGAATTGGAATGGCATCTTCTGCGATTTGGAGCAATTGTTGACCGGTGAGAAAACAATTCACTTCACCGCCCTCATGAGCACATAGAACCGGCCCGAAGCCTGATCTTCCTTCTGCCCCACGATGCGCAGGTCGAGCGGCCCGCGAAATCGGCTGTAATCCGCAGCTCCGTCGATATGGCCGAAACGCTTTTCATACTCGGGCGATAGAAACTCGAAGATGCAAGGCGGCAATATGCGCTTGTGATCGGGCACGCCCAGCGCTACCTGCGTATTCCAGATCGGGACCGATATCGCGAGCAATCCATCTGGCTTCAAGGCCGACCATAGCGAATGGAATTGGCGAAAGAAGAACTCCGCATCCCCCTGAATGCCTGTGTGCTCCAGCACTTCATAGGCGTGAATCTCATCGAAGCTGTTTGATTGCAGCGGATAGGGCAGCTCCTCGAGATCGAAGCGTAGCGTAGCGTCCGTGACGCCGGGGTCGATGTCATGAATGACGAGATCGGCGCCGTTGAAGTCCGATTCAGGTGACAACGCCGTTCTGAGCATCTTTTTACGGCTGTGGCCGGCGCCGAGGAGGAGGATACGTTTCATATGTTCCTCATCCAGTCATTGGCGCGCGGCCGGTGAATCATCTGCGGTGGCTTCTTGATCTCATCCGCATGCTTGATCAGCTCCGGGAACAAATCAGACATGCCCCAGATCATCGCGTCTGCGCGGTTAGGGCTGTGATCGCCTGTGTAGCCGTAGGTTGTAAACGCGGTCAACTCGTCCTCGAGCTCGCGGAAGAAGCCAGCCATGCGGATCTTGCCCTGCTCGACTAGGGTTGAGATGGGTTCGGCGCGGACAACCTTGCCGCGGCTAGCTGTAACCGGACGAAATGGCGTACGCGGTCGTGCGGAGCGGATAACAGATCCGACCATTGCACCGCCAAAGTTAACTTCCGCGACAATTCGGTCGGCCCCATGGCGGTCGAATGCGCCCGTTGCGACTCGTCCCCAGGTAGCAGGACCTGCCTTGCAAGTAAGGTCCTCGAGGACATATCCATTCCCATCGACGCCCAGACCGCAGACCACGATGCCAATCTCATCATTGTCCACGTTCTCCTCATCATCCGCTCCGGAAGGATCAACCGCCACGACCAGCCGCAGCATCTCGGGCAGTTCTTGGTCGATCACCCGCCAACGCTCGATCACCTCATCCGAGAACAGCGCATTCGGCGCGGCGTCGCGGAACTCGCCATCCAGGAAGCGCTTACGCAGCCGGGGCGGCAGGGACTCGAGGGTCTTGATGTACTCAGGCGGCAGGTTCGCGAGGTTGTCCCGCGGGTTTAGCTGCATGAAGCCGTAATTCTCGGGGTCTGGCAGGTATTGCTTGCTGTCGGGATCCTGATGCGTCTTGAATAGCTTGTACGACCAGTGCCCTTTGTCGGGCGGATTCTCGTCGTAGTACATCTTCAGGCGTAGCGACTTACCCGTGGCGCGATCCACGACCTTCTGCGCCAAGCGAGTGACTGCCATGTTGCGTGAGGCGAAGGGAATCTGGCTGCACTCGTTCAGCAGCATGGAGGCATATTCGTTGCCCAGGATCTTCTCGACGCGCTCCTTGTCATCAAGGCCGCCAAACCAGATCTCACTTCCGCCGGGCAGCGTGGCAAACCAGGCGCTGTGATTCACTTCCTTGGCGCTATAGGGCACCTGAGGAAAGCAGTTCTTGCGTACCCAAGGATAGGTGCCATGGACGATTGACTGAATGCAGTGGCCAAATCGATAGCGCAGGATCGCGTGACGTGAGCCGGGAGCCTTTAGCGCGCGCTGGATGATCTTGCGCACGATGAGCACGGTCTTTCCCGATCGGCTCCCACCGGCCAGCATGACGTGCTGAGCAGGGCCGTTGAGCAGCTCCTGCGCTTCCTGTTGTTTGGCGGTGAGGGTGAAGTCAGCCATCAGGTGATCGTCGGACACGGGTCGCGAGAGATTCGAGCAAGCGGGGATCTCGATAGTCTGGGATCGGCATCCCGTCATCGTCTGCCGTCATTTGACGGCGCGCCTCGAAATCCC